TTGACTTTGACAGCAACAGCCAATATGGGCATGGTCAACATTGCCTACGTCCTCACCCAGTGGGGTGGCCGTGCACACTCCGAAATCATCAAGGAAATTGACCAGTTCATCAGCTACTATGGCCGTCACCGTATACACGGCGTGTTCCTTGATGAGGCTGTCAACGGGTGGGGCGCGCAAGAGTCGAAGGTACAGAGCTATGTCACTCTGTACCAGGAACTCCGCAAGAAATACGGCCCCGCGTTCTACATCGTGGCAAACCCCGGCGGTAACACCGTGGAGGGAATGCTAGGCGCGGCTGATACCATCATGGCCTTTGAACAGTCAGCACAGCGCTACATTGATGACGAAACCATTTGCCCTGGCCACTACCGTGGTCAAAACCCCTTGCGGTTCTGGCACGCGGTACATAACGTCAACGATGTTGAACAGGCCAAGCAGGTTTTGCGACGTGCCAGCGTGTCGAACGTGGGACAAATCTGGTTGACGTCGGACACCTTCACCGGTGAGCTGGGTAGCGAGTCTGAATGGAACAACCCGTGGGATAACGCCCCTGACAAGGACATTCTGCGTGAGGAAATTCAGTGGGTGCGGCGTCTAGGTGAGTACATGACGCCGCAAGAGTTCGGATAGGAGGCCAGCGTTAAATGGCAACCATGCCTGTAGAGCAGGGCTTCTATGTCACCTCACCGTTCGGCAACCGTGATGGTGAATGGGCCGGGATGCATTGGGGTACTGACTTTGGCCACGATGGTGGCAGCGGTGGTTACCCCGTCTTTGCCGTCAAGTCTGGAACCGTCCAATATGCGGGCGGTGCTAGTGGTTTTGGTATGTGGGTAACCATCGACCATCCCACAGAGGTAGGAGGTGGGTACAGCGTCTACGGGCACACGGTGCCAGAGGTTGTACCCGGCCAGTGGGTGAATGAAGGTGACCGCATCGCGCGGATCAATCCTGATTCCTCCACCAATGGAGGTGTAGCCCCACACCTTCACTTTGAATGGCACCGGTACGTCTGGTCACAGCCGGGACCAGACCGGCTAGACCCCATTGCTACGGTGCTAGCCGGGGCGGTGTGGCCGGGTGGAGCACCCGTCACAGTGACTAATCCCACAATGGAGGAGAGTATGAGCGAGGTCATTTACGGCATCGACATTTCCAACCACCAGCCCGATATTGATCTTCACCAGGTGGGGCGTGAAGGTTTTGAGTGGGTAATCATCAAGGCCAATGAGGGCACATGGCGTGACCGTTTCTGTCGCCGCCACATCGACGCCGCGCGTGCAGCGGGGCTAGAGGTGGCCGTGTACTGCTACGTGGTCAATGACGCTAGCCCAGATGAACACGCCGATACCCTGCACGAGGTGGTGGGTGGGGACACCTCCCTGCCTGTGGCCTTGGACATTGAGGATGGTAGCGGTCATGACGTCGGTCACTTCCACCGGGTGAAGGACGCTATCGAAGCGCGCGGGTATCGCGTCTTCCTCACCTACATGCCGTCGTGGTATTGGCGTGACCGGTTGGGCCGTCCACAGCTTGATGGGTTACCCCCACTGTGGACCAGCTGGTACCCCGATAACAATGTTGATTTTGCCAGCACCATCTACGAACGCAGCGGTGATGCGGGTTGGAAGGGCTACGGCGGGTTGGACGTTGCTATCTGGCAGTTCACATCTAGTGCCAATGTAGCGTGGCATGATCGCGGTATCGACGCGGGTGTTTTCCGAGGCACACGGGAAGAGCTACATCAACTGTTCACTGGCATCCCCGCTGGTGACAAGGACATTAAGGAACTTGAATCGATGCGTATTCAAAGCGCGGTCAATGAGTCCAAGACTTTTGAGGCCGAACCATTTTTCAGAATCCAGGACCGCACCCTGTGGGAGGTGCACAAGATGTTGCGCCTCACCCTACAACTACAGGGTGTGGACGTCGATAAGTTCATTCAGGATGAAATCGACATTGACAATGGGCGCAAGCAGCGCCCGGCTAAGTGAGGAGTACACCATGAAAGAGCTGGGTAAGCTCATTACCCCGTGGTACATTCGCAAGATTTGCTATGCGGGTGCATCTATCTTTGGTATTGCCTTAGTGGCGTTCGGCATCGTGGACCCGGCTACCATCGACCGGCTGGGTGGGGAACTGGCACCATTGGTCTCCATCATCGTCGCGGCTGTTGGCGGTATGGCAGCGGTGCGCACCAACAAGGACAGCGACGATCGCCGCCCTGTGGTGGACATTGAAACCGTCATCGACCTAATCAATGAATCCACTCACACCGGCGGTGGCCGTCACACGCTCAATGATGAGGATGGTACCCTCACCCCTGCCCCACGACGTCACCACACCGTACCCAGTGCGGTGGACATTCTGCGTGACATGGCCGCAATGAGCAGCTAAAAGAAGGGAGGGGCGTGGTCATGCCCCTTATTTCTGATGGGATCATCATTGCACTGATTGGATGTGTCTCCGCTGTGTGCGGCGGGGTGGTCACACTTGTCTCTGCCACATTCAAAGCTCATGCGGATAGAGCAGAGCGCGAGGCCGAACGGTCAAAGCGCGATGCTGAATACGCAGAGCACAAGCTTGATCGTGCAGAGCGCGCCACCTCCATACTGCTTGAACAGCAACAGGCCCAAATCGACCAGCTGAACACGCGGCTCACCCAGCAGTGGGCCACGATTGAGAAGCTGCAAGAAGAGGCTGAGATCAATGGCAGTGTGCGCGTGGCACTCAGGGAAGTGCTCATAGCCTTCCCCGATCCACCAGGGCCGCCGTCCATATCCCCCATCGCAGCAGCGGCTGTGCAGTGGGAACACCCGTCACAGTGACGTAACTGCACTGTGGTAAAGTAAGCATGTCCCTTTCAGGTACAGGGACGGCGGGAAAGTAAAAGACGCCCCCACCATGGAACTTAGTTCTACGGTGGGGGCGTCTTTTCGTGTTTGGTGCTGACTATGTTACCACAGTTTGTATTTGGTCATAATCAAGCGCATGAACAGCGCGGCCTCACGCGCCCCACTCTGCTTGCCGCTGGTGGCAAGATGGTGAATGAGCAGCGCGGCGGCTTCATCTAGCGATTCGTTGTTGTCTGTCCCGATCACGGCCCACTGAATCAAATCCACCTTGTGAGTAGGTGTAAGACGGCTGAGGAGAGCACTATCTTTGATTGTGGTGGCATGAATGTGACTAGCCCCGGTGGACTCACCGGGTGCCGTATAAGAGCCAGCCAGCCGGTCGATGTACCACAAGGCTTTGTGAGCGTCCTGGCTAGCAGCGTCTTTCCTACCCAGACGCCACAAATACTTGATCGCATTGCCGCGTAAGAACCCCAGGCGGCTAGTGATATCGACACACTCAAGATCACCAAAGACCGGGTGCGTTTTGTAGTGATCCGGGTTGATCGCGTCATTGGTGGTCACTGTCCTGTGCTCCCAAATCCTTTAGCCCCGCGCGGCACCTCCGCGAGTAAGCTATCCTGCTTTGGTACGGCGTCGGTTACCTCAAAGTGCACCGGCTTAATGCAGGGCACCACCACCAATTGAGCAATGCGGCTACCTGTGGAGATGGTGACCGTTTCCTCAGTGGGATTGTGCAGAATCACCTTGACCTGGCCAGAGTAGCCGGGGTCAATGATGCCCGGCGCGTTGAGCACGGTGATACCCTTATCAGCTGCAAGGCCGCTGCGTGGACACACAAGACCAACGTGGTTGGCTGGGATGGTGACCTTCCACCCAGTTTCGACAAGCACATGCTCATGGGGGAAGATCATGATGTCATTTTCAGCACATCGTAGGTCAAGCCCCACATCATCGCTGTGGGTGTAGTGAAGGGCGGGCACGATACCGTCCGAGGATCGCGCGGCGTCCACCACGACGGTGGGAAAGTTGTTGCTGGTCATGTCGCTTACAGCCACCCTTGTTGTTTAGCGGCGGCCATAGCGGCTTGCAGCTGTTCATCAGTGGGGTCTGCCAGCACCACCGGTGCGCTCTGTCCCTTCTTTGCCCGTGCTTGATCCCGGAATATCACGCCTACGGTGAAGGGGCGGCCACTGTCGAAGTTGGACGTGAGGCTGTTGACGATGAAGCGCTGGAAGATCAGGGAGTCATTGCGCACGGCCCCTGCGTTAGGTCCATCAAGGACAACCCAGCTGGCCTGTACAGCCTCACTTTCCCCGTACTGGGTGGTGATCATTTGCCGTACTTTTTGTGCTTTGACCAGGACACATGCGCCCTCATCGTCGGTCAGCTTGTGGCCACTGCCTGTGGTGGTGCCGGTTGCGAACATGTCAGCGGGGTTGCCGATGGTGCCGCTGGGGGGGGCCATGCCGTTGTTTGCGGGCGGTGGGGGCTGTGCCTGTGGGGCAGCGGCGGTCTGTTGGAGTCCCTGCTGTGTCTGGTATGGGTTGGTCATGAGAAAAGCCCCTTCCGGTGGCGATTGGTCTTCACCGTCTCGCTAACCAAAGGGGCTTTATCCCAGAGTCACGTATTCACATGCGTTGTAAGGAGAGAAAAGCGGAACTAGCTTTGATAGCGGGAAAGATGAAGTGAAGTTGAAAGGTGAAGGTAACCGGTTCATGTTCCTTTGCCGGATACGTTCATCATTATTACTCTGGCACGCCCGCGTGTCAAGCTACTGGTTGAATGAGGACATTTTCGCTAACCCCAATTGGGTGTGTTCAGCAGTCCAAATGTCTTGATTAGCACCCCATACAGCCGACAGTTCGTCCCTGTTGGTGCATTTATTGATGAGACTGGTTAGAGTGTCCACAGGACGGGGAATCTCATGGATACGGGGTATTTTGGTGCCAGCTTTCTCATAAACTTCACGGGTGGCAGCGGCAAGGGCAAGCACGCGGCGGCCTTCCTCAAGGTCATAGGTGACCAGCTCACAGTGGCCGGGGCGATCGGACGGAATATGTGCTATGATTCCGAACACATTACCCACAGCCGGGGGTGCTTCCCACCCTGAACCATCGACCTTGAGCATGGCGTCTGCATCTGCGTAGCACGCCATTTGAGCGGCGAAAGAAGCGTAGCTGTAGCGCAAGTCTTTGGACGTCTTCTTATCCCCAATAACACGGGTGCCGTCTGCCAGCTCCCATACGTTATCGAAGGTGCCCACCCATCCAAGTTCCTTGTTCCACACGACGCGCTCTACCAGGTCTGGGAGAATCGTAATTCCAGCCTCACTCAGTGCACCAAAATACGCATTTGAAAAGGGTCGGAACATGGCGGGCACATCGTCAATGTGACGAAACCCTGTTTCCACAGCCTCAATCCATGCGTGAATGGCGGTGCCTTTTTCGGCGGCATCTTTAGCCCCTGCGATTGTTTGAGCTTCATCAGCCACCGTATCAAGGTCTTTGGACACGTCGCGTGGTTCACCCAACAGGTCCACATTTTCTAGCAAATCCGGGTTCTGTTTGATGCCCAAAACCACGTTACGCAGCTTCCACTTGTCTAGCCCCGTGGTGTTGTCCAGGGTGTGTACACCGGTGGTGGTGCGGGTGAATTTGCCCTGATCCCCTGTCTCTGGGTGAGGCAAGATGTACTTACCCCATTGGGTATTTGGGGTGTACTCGCGGCGCTCACCTGGCAGCGGATACTTGTGTACGGGGGTTTCCAGTTGTTCGTTAGCCGTGGACGCGGTGCCGAACATGGCGGCGGGGGTGGGGTTGGTCATGGGAGTGTGGTTCCTTCCTGTGCTTCCCATGCCTTCACCATGGGATCGATAACACGGCTTGCAAGGGCGATGGATATTTCATCAGACAGCCGTGCTTTGGTCATTCGCTTAGCGTCTTTGACGCCTAGTTTGAGGGCAAATTTCACCTGCTTCTCGCTGGGTGTGGGGCGTTGTCTCCACGGCGCATTGCGGTCTGGGATTCCACCCCAGCGCTCTGCCACCAGTTCGCACGCCTCAATAGCTTGTTCGACGGTCCCGTTACCAGGGGCGAT